GAGTAAACGGGCCATAGTCACGCCCCGGTGCATGGCCTGGACACACAAATAGTCGTAGTTTGGCACCGTCAGACTGACAATCCAGCGGTACTTGGGGGTGGCTCGCTTTTGCCGGGTCAATGGACTCTCCACGCGCCATTCTCCCGAAGCACCATCGTTCCGTGTCCGCCGCTGGCGGCGGCGCTATCGAAGGTTCCGGTGGTGTCGTCGGTCACGTTTTTACAGTCAGAGCAGTAGTACATCGTTCCATTGACCGAGGCTGGTAAGTTGGCGAACGTAATTGAGGCAAGCTGAACCCCGGCCCCAAATACTGCGCTCCCGGTTGTGTTGGTGGTAGGGGCGGTTGTAGCGTCCCCCGCTAGCCCGGTGTCGGCTAGACTAATCGCCCCTGCTACTGTTCCGCCGCCATTCACCCATTTCGGAGTTATAGAGCCGATTTTCCCGGTTGTGTTAGGCGTTCCCCCTGCCGTAGTTCGGTAAATGTCGTAGGCGATTGCACCGGAATAGGGATTCACTAACACGACGTTGTAATTTGTGCTGTTTAGCGTCGCGTTTCCGCCATTGGTACAGAGAGCAGAGCTGGCGGCAGAATGGCCATTCAGAGTCCGAGCCACCGATTTGTAACACCAGGTTGTTCCTCCCAGCGTTCCGTTCGGACTAATCGCCGCTACGGTTGAAGCCGATGTAGCATTCGGCCCTACGTTCAGGTCAACAATCGTTGCACCCAGGGTTAAATAGCTCGTATTTGTGCCGTTGTAGAAAATCGAGAAGTTTTCAGAGGTGGGCGTGTTGCTCAGCGGCCCCTCTGCAAAGTTTTCCACGATGAAGCTGTCATAATTGTGAGCGACTCCCGACACGGTCTCGAAAATGAGCGGCGGCGAGGGCAGGTTAAAACTGCCCAGATTCGTGTGGCTTGGCGTAATGCGCAGACTCGAAGATATCCAACTGTTATCCTGCCCTCCTCCCGAGGGCTCAAACCGCCAGGAGTAATCCCAGTCGAGCGGACCAAGATTGCTAAATCGGTTACCTGCTGCAAACAGCGAGCCTCCACCGCTGTGGGTGTTGAACCAAGGCGTAGCGCTCGAATCCGCTTCGTTGCCGATCGCCACTACCTGTCCGCATCCGGACGGACAATCGATCACTGCCGGGCCGGTCACCGCCGCGAAATCATTGTGCAAGAGCGTATGGGGTCCGGTTCCATTTACAATACTCACCGGATTGTTGGCAAATTCCGACCGCCACCCCGAAAGCATGTCATTGAATCCGCCCATGGTGACATCCGCGTAGCAAGAACTGCACAGCCCGTCTCGATAGGTCAAATCGCTGCCAAATTGCGTCAACATCGTTCCGGAGCAGTTAGTACTTCGGGCGTCCTCGATGATTTCATTTTTGAGATTGGCAGACCCGGCAAACCAAATGCCATATCCATTTGAATTCGCGCCAGTCACGGCTTGCGCGGAACACTGAAAGTCCGGGTGATAAAAGTGCATGTTTTCTACGTTGGAGATGGCGCTATTCGATACCCGGATGCCTTTGAAGCTGGAGTTGCGGTTGCCTGTGTTCACGATGCACGGGAAGAAGTAATCTTGCCGGGTGGCAATCGGTGGAGTCGCCCCCACTTGGTCGATGTCAATGCCAATATCCCCACCACCATTTACGTTCACGGTGATGTTACGGAATTCAATATCCTGACTCCGGTTAACGTATAGAACCCGGTTCCCTGCTCCATAGGTTTGGTTATAGAACAGTTCGGCGGGAGTTGAGGCGCCAGCGTTGCAATTGTTTCCATTGCGGCCCTTAAACTCAAACTGCAATCCGAAGCGCTGGTCAATAGTGATGGCAGTCGTGCCGCTCACCTTCACTTTGCAGCCAGCCGGGAAAAGAAAGCTGGAGTAATCCGGAGCGTTATTGATCATCGCCTGGAGCGACGTGGTTGAGTCTGCGACTCCCGTACAATCCACTCCCCCACTTCCACCAAAGCCGTCGCGCACGTCAATTTGCGCCTTGGTCTGGAATGCAGGGGCGGCGCTCACGCCTTGCGATGCCAGCAATGAGCCGGGAGCAACGCTTGAAATCCCCCCGAATATTCCGCCATTATTGAATTGGAGTTGACTCGTGGAGCCAGCAGGACCGAAGACACCACCCGAATCAACCAAGTTTCCACTGGCATCCAGCTTGACACCATGACCACTGATAAGTGCCCCGGCAGTGGTCGCCAGGGTTGTGGTATTCCCGGAATATGTGTATGGAAGGTCCGCCGTCCCGATGAGGGAAAAGTTGGGAGGCCCCGTAGACCCGGCGTTATTGCCAAACCATCTGTGAGGAAGCGCGCTCAAAAGAGTGAATGTGATGTTCGGAGTGGTGTTCGGATTGCCAACGGAAGAAGTGAATAGAGGATTAAGGTTGCCAATGCTGACGTTTGTGACGGAACCGCTGCCGCCTCCACCACCGCCCAAATTGATGATATAGACAAAGTTATAGGGTTGCTGGATCTGAATTGTGTACTGACCTCCCGGAAGCCAGAAGCCGAACATGCCCGTCACTCCTGTCTGGGCAGGTTGAGGGATCGGAATAGTTAGCCCCTGATCTGCATAAATCGTCACCGGGCTGGGGCAAGGGTTTTGCGTTTGCACCGGGCAGACGTAGAAGGTAGCCCCCGGAAGGGGAACCGGGAATTGATAGAAGTTAGCCGTCTGAGCCCATGCCGAAGCACTAAATAAAAATACCGAACCCAACAATATACGCTTCAGCATTACCGATCCGTCCTGGCCACCGTTATGTAAGGTTGATATTGCATGGTCGTCGCCCCAACCGAGGCGTAGTTGCTGGTTGAAAACGTCATGGTCGTAGCGCTGGTCGGATCAATAAAGATTGTCCCCGTGCATTCGTTTCCGACCGTGTTTGTAGTGCTTCCCACGCAACCTGACGTGCTAGCTGCCCATGCAGGAGTGATCTGGGCCGTCACTACAAGCCCAGAAATTGAGGACGTGTAAGTAACATTACAGGTAGGCAATGTGCTCGATGTAGTAGCTGCTCTGGTCAGAATGATTTCGCAACTGACCATAACGTTAGGGCCTTGAGCAGTGGGCACTGCGAGCAAATTAGTAGCGCCAAGATTGGCTGTCTGGGCGGCAGGGAAACAGGAGGCTAACATCTGCCCCGACTGCCATCCGCTACCCTGTGTGCCGCTTGCACAAGATATGACCGGCACCAAGTTTTGATTGCCGCTCTCAAGACAGCTCATTGCATTGCCGAGCGGAATGCAACTTTGGGTGATCGGTAATAGCGGGACGCCAGTTAAGTTCGCCTGATTGTTAGTAATCGTCCATCCGAGCAGAGTGGCAGTAGAACCACTTACCAGAGAAATTAAGTTGCCTGCATGGTTAGTTCCACCAGGCATGATGTTGCCGATAATTCCGACAGGCCCTACAGCTGTGCTGCCGCCTACTTGAATATTCGCGGAGACTCCTCCTGCCGTGCATTGCGTTGTGTCAATCGCGTTGGCGGTTATCTGATGCCCAACTCCACTTAAAAACACCGGAATTCCGAATCCGAAAACGTTGTTCGAGTCCATGTGGCCGAACGAACCGCCGTCATTGATTCCAACAGAGCCGCAAAAACCGCTCCCGCTTGCTGCTCCAGCCGTATATATGACGTTGTCGAGAATCATTATTGTGTTCGACCCGGCAGCCGCCCCGCTGGGATTGCCGATTCCACAAGAACCGCTCGTCGTACTGCTGGAATTTACTGCGATAAAGTTGTTCACGGCTGCTCCATCGGGTAACGGGCTATCGAACATAATGGCGTATGTTGAGCAAGTTCCCATCGCACCATTGACCCCGAACCCTTTATTGGTCCCGGTCCCGGCAAACGAAATTCCATCGATGATCGTTGATTCGGCGTGCGGCATAACATAGATTCCGGCACCAACCCCAGACCCATTTCCACCGCTTCCGGTCAAGCTATGCCCGCCTACTATCGTGCCGGGCCCTTTGATTCTGAATGAGATCAGATTGAACAGGCCGGTGTATGCGGAGCCGCTCGTGGCAGTTGGGCCGAATTGGATACACGACTGCAAAGCCATGGCGCAGTCGATGGTCGCCCACAAGTTGATATGCACGCCGATGAGGTTGGTGAAGATCAAGTTGCAGGCTGTCAACTTATAGGCCTTCCCGCTGCTTGATCCTAGGATGTTTACCTGCGCCACTCCCGGCCCTGCATAGGCATTCACGCTAGCCATGAATGTCGTAGTCGCTGATCCACAATTATCGGTCGAGTCGTCATCCACCCATTGCAGGCAGTTAGTGGATGCTGGGGCGCATGGTGTGTTTCCGATGACGAAAACACTAGACGGCACGCTCGTCGCTGAAACTGTCCCAGTGCCGCTCGTAGAAAGCGAACCGCCCGTACCAACCACTAGGGTATTCGTGTTCGTGCCGCCTGTAATGGTGCTGAAAGACCCACCACCGCCTCCGCCGCCGAGCGAGACCGTATAATTCAGGTTGTAAGGACTACCCACCTGTATCTGATACTGCCCAGGAGTTACCCAGAATCCAAAGTTACCAGTCGATCCGACTTCAAATGGATTCGCGATGGCAGAACTTAACGCCTGATTACTGAAGATGGAAACCGTATTCGTGCAAGGGGTCTGGTTCGGCGGGACAGAACATACAGTGACCACGGCATTCGGCAAGGGGTTCGGAAATTGGTAGAACGACCCTTGTGCCCACGCCGATCCACACAAGAGCGCTAGAACGAATAGAAGCCTTTTCATGTTTGTTGCCTTTGGTGATATTGGTTTCCGCTACTTGGTTGCCCCTTGGGTCTGGCCGCTTGCCCTTTCTGTGCTCTCTGCTGTCTGGTTATTGGATTCGTCGGGCTCTGCCCGCCGTGCTTACCTGACTGATCTCCAGGCTTCTTCTGGCCTTCTGGCTGCTTGCCTTGCAGTTGCCCGCCTTGTTCCTGTCCGGGCTGCGGACCTGCCCCGGTAGCTTGTGCCGCCACCTGTCCTGCTCCCTGAACGACTGCCTGCATTTGGGCCTGCCGCGCCATGTTGATGATGTGTAACTGGGCGTGTTGCAGAACGATCTGGGCCATCTGCGGGTTGTCCGACGCCTCATCGGAATTCAGATAGTTCCGGCAGATGTCGATATGCACCATGTCGTTGTCGCGAATCATCACCGGCTGAATCTGCTGGCCGGTCTGCTTCATCGTCTCGATCTCTTTCCACTGCACCTTTTGATCCGTATAGAGCGAGTCCATTTCAATGGGCAGGTGGAACAGTTCCATCATCTTTCGCTTGACTCTCGGGTCTTGCGGGTCCAAAGCCCCCGCAGCTACAGCCTGCGCCATCGCATCCTGCTGGCTGGGATCAATTGGTAACACGCGTGTTACTATACGAATCTTGTCGAGGTCGAGCGCATCGCCCTTGAGCTTGTTAAACTCCCACTTGCCGTTCAGCCCCATGACGGAATGCACTCGCTCATCGAGCCAGTTCTGGGAAGCAAGTTTCAGGACTTGTCTGGCCCAGAGTTCGTCAGCGGTCTTCCATAGAATGAGGTTAGGCAGAAGGGACGAGTCTGATTTAGAAGCCATCGACTCCTGTCCGCCAAACGTGTTGACTCCGGGCTGATGCAGTCCGACCGCGCTTGGGCTAACCCGGCTATGGAAGTACATATCGGAAAGGTGGGCTGATCTCCACTGCCAAGTTTCCTGACTGAGCGGGTTGGAGTTGAGTTGTTCGACCGCATCCTTGACGCCCTTCCCGCCCGTTTTGCACTCGATGATCGTGGACGGGTCGTTGACGATTTCATTCTTATCAATCCTCTGAGAGTCGATCACTAAGAGCGGGGCGGAGTTGTAACCCTGATTGCGAAGGATGAGCCGGTCGGTTTCGTCAAGCTTGAGTTGCTGGGGAATGATGTCGTCATCGCCGTCGCCCCAGATACGCCCTGGGACGGGGTTATAGATGTAGTGCGTCCAGTGGTCCTCGATGGTATCGTTGCGGCTTTCGAGCAGAGTGTCGCCCGTTTTGCTAATGTAGAGGCCGTCGGGAAACTTCTTGATGAGTTCTTTATCGAAGAAGTATTGGCTGGGACGGAGCCAGACTTCGATGAGCAGAGCTTTCGCAGCTGCCGTAGCACGTTCATACCATGCGGCGTATTGGGTAGGGTCGCCAGGTAGGTCTGCCAGGCTTTGGAGGTAGATAAGCCCGAGGTCGCCGCCAGTAGAGTACGCTTCTCCTCCGCCTTCGTCGCCCTTCGGTGCAAGCTGTACATCCGGAAAAGCAGACTGCAAAGCAAGCCGATCAACGACCCGATTACGCACAATAAAAGGAGCGTGCCAGAGGTCATAACTCGAACTCCGCAGATAGATTTCTAAAGGGTTGACCGCCTCGGTCATGATCTCCCCGCGCGGGTAGCGGGTCTGCCCCTTCTGCTGAGGCATCCGCTGTACTACCGGAGGGAGATGTTGAGCAATGGGTTGCTGGCAGCCAGGGCAGACATCAAAATTGCCCTCCATTGGGCCGCACTGGGGACAGACACTTCCTCCGGGGCTGAGAAGGACATCTCGATCCTGAAAGACCGCTGCTTCGACAAAGCCGTATCTCGGGTCTTTGGAGTAATAACTGTATCTAAACGAGTTACCGAATAAACGCAGGTTGATTGCTTCGATGACCCTGAGATAATCATACTTGACTCCCTGCTTGATAACTTCTAATGCAGTCTTCGCTGCCTTAGTACTAGCCTGCGCCTCAGGATCATCCGACGAAGGCATCGGCTCAATGAGCGGCTCGTTCTGGATGTAGGCTCTTACTCCATGCAGGATAAGTGAGCGGTAGTAGTTATTCGGGAAGGCATAGTCTCCCGAATCCTGCATGATGACATCCCACGCGACGTTGATCTCGGACCATTCCAGTTCATGGTAGCCTTGAAAGATCAGGGCATTGCGCATCCACTTGCGGGCGAACTGTATCTTTTCGAAACTGCCCTCGCGGTAGTAATAGTCAGCCAGCCCCTTCAGGCGATCCTCTACAGGTAAGTCCCATTTGTACTGCGGCTGAATCTCCCGAGGAGTAGGCTTGTCGGTCTTGTCCCGAATAACCTTGTCGCGGTTCGAGAAAAAGTCCGAGACTTTCCCTGCGAGTCCGGAGATCGCTGAATTTACGCCTTGAGTTGTCGCCACTTTATTTGGCTATCTTACGGAACTGCTCAGCGCCGGGGATTGGAATGCTGAAGGCCAGCTTCTTTGGTTTCGGCGCAACTACTTCTTTCGGAGCTTCTGGCCTAGCGTCCATACTTGTCGGCGGAATTCCCGAGCGTTCGCAGAAAATCCTCATCCACGACCTCTGCAACCGGTAGTTCTGGATCAGCAGCGTTACGACCGTGCCGCATAGGACGAGAAGGGTCAAGGCGACTAGCAAGTTCAGATAGATCATCGTCAAAACTCCCGTACTTGTTCGGGCTTTCCATTGGTATGTCGTGGTTACGCATGTCTACCTCCGCAACAGTCGCGCCCCTTGTAGCGCTCGCCTTCCACTAGAACTAGGTCGCTAGAGATGCGGCCGCACCAATGGCACCGCCCCGCCAAGCCGCTGGTTGGTTGATACTGGCGAAGCGGCACCTTGGGCGCGTTCTCAATTTCGGAACGCTCGTTCGCAATTTGCGATTCGAGAATAGGGTCTTCAGCCACGATTTGCCTTGAATCGTTCCTGCGCGGTCTGCCAGTGCACGAGATCGTCATCGAGCCACGCCGAGCAGCAGTCCGTATTGTTCACGCTGCGCTGCAATACCCGGCAAAAGCCCTCATCGGCCTTGCGCTTGTCGTCGCCCTCGGTCATAAAAAAGTCGCAGTCATCCCCGCCATTACGTCCCCCACAGCAGGTTCCGCCCTGCTCCTGCCCGACCTTCGGAGCATTTACCCATCCGAGTCCCGCGTCGTCGGGGTTAATGCAGGCGTAGCGTTCCTCGGGGCCGTAGTTCGGCTCGCCGTGAACCCAGTAGCCACATACTGGCCAGTACTCAACCTGCTTGGAGTCTGCGGTAGGTTCCGGGGGCCAGAGGAGCTTGTGAATCTCGATCTGGGGAGCCATGAGCTTGCAGGAGCGGTCGTAGTTGAAGAATGGGCAGTTATAGCAGGACCGTGGCTCATCGTCGGCATCCCGAGCAGAAGAAAACAGCACTTGGCCATTGTTCAGGATTGGGGGAAGCTTCGCGTCCGGGGCAGAGATAACACGCCGAATGGCGTTAATCTTTCGTAGATGCTTCGGCTCGTAAGACAGGAAGCCGTCAGTATCACTGGGCATCTTGGTTTTGCGTAAACTGAGGCTTGGCAGGCTGCTTCGCGCTGCCGGGCTTCATCTTGACCTTGAGTTTCACGCTCTTGACCCGGCCAGCCTTGGCCTGTTTGTCGGCCATATCGGTTACGGGGCGCATCAACCCGCCGAGAGTGCTCATGCAACCTCCTCTTGCTTCTGCAAAATCAACCTATCGAGCTTTTCCATTAGTTCCGAGTCCCGCAGGATGCCCTTTTCGACCAAAAGCAGCTCAAGAGCTTCAATTCCAAGTGCTACAGACGCAACCTGGCGGCTTTTCGCCTCATCAAGAGCTGCGAAGTGCCCAAATAACCGCTGGGCCTTCGTCGGCCTCAATTTGTCCTCATGAATTTCGTGTAATTGGGCCTCTGGAACCGGATCGGAGCCCTTCCGGCCAGCTTTTGCCACTCCTGAATGGTCTTAGGAGCCTTCGAGCCTGCCACAAAGCCCTGCAAGCGGTCTTTCTTGTCCCGAAACCGCTCATTGTCTCGCCAGTACTGCCTCGAAAACTCGTTCAGCGCAGGGTTTTCCCACAGTTTAGGTGGAGCAAGCTTCTCAGGTAGCGGTCGGAACGTGTGAAGGGCATAACGGACGCCATCCGGGGAGTGAGAATTGGAGTGGTCTGGCTCTCCGGTGGCAGTTCCCGATCGGTCTTTGGCCCATTTGTAGGTGCTGAATTCCCGGAGAGTGTTTCGACACTCGGAGGACGCATAGTATCTTGGCGCTCCCTTAGTTCCTGGCTTGAAGGGATGATCGAGTCTGGGGTCGATGTGAATGTACTGGGCGGTTTTAAAGAGTCCAGGGCGTACCTCCTTGATGGCCGGCGTCCCACAAATGTCATATTCAGCCAGTTCCAGAGCCGCCTGCCTATTGGCATAGTCATAAGCCACTCCATCGACTGCCCGCTCCCCCAGTTTCATGTGAAGTTCGGAGGCAATCGTCCGGATCAGGAGAGAGTTTCCGTAGACTTCTCCGAACTGAAACAGCATTCCGTTAGGAGCCACCGCAATAAGGGTGCAGGCCCAAGGGTCGATATCTGATCCGATGTCAATGCCGACAATGCAGGGCCATTCCAGCGGAGGATTTGAATCACCGCCGAAACAGGCATGCCCTCGACTGGCGTCCCAGACATGGCTCTCCTCCGTAAACTCCTTGTAAACCAGGTCCGAAAAGTCTGAAAAGTGCCCATGAATAAACCGATCCGCCCAGTCCGGAGGGTAGGTGTTCACCATGTTCTGGATGTATTCTTCAGGCAAGAAGGGGTTCTCGAAGGATGAAGCCGTTACGCCGAGGTTGTTTTCTTTCCACGCCGACTTGCGGTCGGGGTCGAAGAAGTGGCGCCAGATCCAATCATGTCCAGCAGGGTTTGAAGCGAGACGGATGATATGCCGGGGTGCTGTCTTTCGGCGCAGGCGAGAAAGTAGGAGAAAATAGATCTCTTCGCTGACTTCCGTGGCTTCATCGACATAGGCCCCCGAGAGGTTCATCGACTTGATGTGACCCGCAATCTTCGGGTCCGAGATGTCCAAGTGCTTGAAGATCACCACATGCCCGTTCGAGAACGTGAACGTCTTCTTCGTGTCCGCCCACTCCCCGTACTCCTCCGGAACCATCTCCAGAAAAGTCTTCATAGTAGATGACTCTAGGGCAGGCATATTCAACCGACCAACCAATGAGAATCCGTTCTGATCGGCAGCCGCATTGAGGATAAGCGAGGTAACCAAGGCTACACTCTTTCCCGAACCCACCCCACCCACATATGCAGCATTCGGCTCTGTACACGAAATAAACTCCTTCTGCTTTGGCATCTTCGGCAGCGAATCGATCGCCGCAAAGAAGTCCAGTTCCCCGGTCAGGACACCCATCTAGGCGCACTTCTCGCAATCGCACGCCTTCCCTAAATCCTTCGCGTGCCTCATCCGGCTATGCGCCGTTGTCCACTGCGCTGGAGTCGGATTGTGTCCAACCAGATGATCCGACATCGCCGCCAGCTCCTCGGCATTTCCCTCAAACCCAGCTTTCTTGCTCTCTGCCTTAAACCCGCACTCGTTACACTTTCTCATCTTCCACCTGCCCCACAAACCTCGCCCGGCACTTCCCGTTCGGGCACTGCTTCGGCGTTATCGTCTTCCCGTCCTTGCCCTGCCTCGGGAACCACGCCCACCTGCACTTCCCGCATATCCAGCATTCCCGCTTCCCAACCATCAACACCGCGACCATGTGTAGATTGTACACCGCGTGCAGTTATTGCACAAGCTAAACTGGGGGAAAATTGTGGGCGAGAAGATAGATTTTTCTTGGCACCCCCGGCCTTTTCGGGCGCTTGGATGGGATAGCTCACTCGCTGACATCCTGTCCAGAATCAATGACTTGCGCCGTCGCGTCCACGTAGGTTTGCTCTGCCTGATCGCCAGATACTAGCTGCTTCGCTTCGCTATTCGCTT